TGTTCAGTAGCGTCAAAGAACTGACAGGCGTATCGACCGCAACAGTAAAAATTATTGGGGAGTCATTGATAGACTGCAAGTCCGACCCGACCTCATAGTCAAACATGCGCCAGCGATTGGTTGCGCCAATATCAAGCCACTTTGGGGTGCTTCCGGTAGAGTTGTCCGGCGGAAAGTCTCCTGTGGTAGTCGTCACCGCCTGATAATTTCGGTGGTAAGTGCTGCGCACCATTACCCGGTCGCCCACAACATAAGGAGTTGCCGGGTTGTAGTCTGGGTAATCATCCTCTGGGATATTACTTGATATCATTGTTGGCGGTGAACCGTAAACATCTGCCGCCCTGGTCTCTGCGGTATCCTCTGTCTCGATATAGCTGCTCGATACGCTGCCCGCTTCAATTTGAGCACCATAAATAAAAATACTATCTGTGGTTGATCCCTCGATAGATATGTTTATCGCCGATGCTGGATCAACAGCGCCAAAAATAAAGCACCTATACCAACCATTTGGCAATGACTGAATTGATGACTTTTCCTCACCTGAAATTATTGTCCCGCTAGTCAAATCAAAAAAACAGGGTGGAGACCCGCCAACTCCGCCAAGGCTTAAGATTCCAGTTCCGGATCCGGGGTATTTCGCATAAATGGATATTGCCGCTATCTCTCCCGGGGAAAATGGCACGGATTGAGTTAGCGATGCTATTCCGGCCTCGTTATATGACCAGCACCCAGAAGCGCCCTCAGGATTAACCTCTGAAGGCTCATCAGTTACAGTCGCGGTAAAGTTTTTATGCCAATCCGAATTAGAAAAATCATTCGAGTAGGTCAAAAAATTAATTGCTTCTGTTTCAATTATGGCTCCAATAGGCGCAAGCGTGCTGGGGTTGTATCCGTGTCGCAACACATCCGGATCTTCAAACGCAAGAAAACCACTTGCGTCATAATAAGATGCAACCGTGTCCCGACTAAATGCCAATGTGTTGAAGGTAATTGGACGGCATACCATCATTGGCTTTATTTCTTGTCTCATCTTACACAACCCTCTCTGGAGGCATACCAACAGTGTCAAATTTATCAAGAATCTTTTTAATTTTATCAGTATTGTCGGCCACAGCCAACTGAGAAGCGCGCATAAATTCTTTAAAGTCCTGGTCTTGTTTTTCACGTTGCATGGCCTGTTGTTTTGCTTCATCAATTGCCGTTTGTTGTTGTGGAGTTACAGTTTCCAGTGATGAACCGGCAGCCATATCAATGAATCTCTTGTTTTGAGTTGCTGGAGACTCTACGCCTACTGCAGACGCAAAAGATCTCAGCGCATCAGCAACGCTCAGGACGCTAATATCTATCCCGCTGAGAACATCAAGCTGAGCTTTTCCCCATACCAGCAAATCATCAAGAGCCGTAGATTGCTTCTCAAGCTCTGCCAGTGATTTCTCATCGGTGCTAACCTGGGCTCCGGCAATATCCTGCAAATCCTTGATAGTATTGGCGGTAGCGTAGAAATCAGCCGCATACTCTTGAAAGCTTCCATATAGGCTTTCCGATGGCTGAGAAATTACAGACAGGGCATTATTCAGATCGTCAATATTTGGAAGTTTGCCGCCCTTTGCCGCGCCAAGCATATCGGAAAGCTGACCCTGGGCCTGCTTGCGCGTGGCCTCCTGGGTTTTCTTGCTGCTGATGACCATACCATCAAGGGCAGAGCCCAAGGCAGCATATACCGATTTTGACACGCTCAGTGCTTCATTCATTGATGCAATTTGCTTGTCGATTATTTTCTTCTGTGCATCCACGGCGCGGCCGAGGCCAGAATAGGCATTCTGAGCCAGCTCTATTTTCTGACGTTTCAATTCCTCTTGGGCTGCCTTGGCTGCCTCAGCCTGATCATCAAGAGCATCAATATACTGATCAAGTGCGCCACTTACCTTTATGAGTGCTGCAAACTGTTTCGCCTGAGCATCATCGGTAAGATCAAGCGCGGATATTAAGCTTTTGAATTCATCCCGAGTCTTAGGAACTGAAAGGCCAAGATCGCCAAAATAATCTTGAATTGATTCGCCGGCCTGCTTAATTTTATCGTCAAGAGAGAAAAATTTGTCATAATAAACCGCCAGAGAAGATGAGAGAGCGTCAAATCCGCCTGATATTTCCGCAACATTTTGCGCAGCATAAACCGCAGCAAGACCAGTAGCGTGCATATTTAGGCCAAGTTTTTGCACATAATCCGTGAATGTGTTTGTCTCGGATGCAAGGCGGATCATTGTATCAAATGCGCCTTCGCCAACCTGCTGGAAGTCAAGCAAAACCTGCGGGATTTTCTGCAATGTTGTTACCGCTCCAGATGACTTTGCATCCAGTAGCGCACGAAACATACCAATGGCATCGCCATTGCCAAAGGCATTCTTAACCTTATCAACAACAGCCTCCTGCGCAGTTAGCGCAGAAGTTACTTGCTCGCCACCGCTAAGTATTATATTTGCCCAGGTGTCCATTGTAGAGCTAAAGAAGCCCTCTATAGCCTTTGTTAATTCATCGCCAGTCAAATCCTTTAGTGATATATCTTGAGCCTTGATTTTTAGCTGGTCGGCAAAGTCGTCGAAATTTATTCCGAACGCTTTAGATGCTTGCTTAAGTGCATCACCAGCACTTTCGAAAACATCGCTAAACTGCTGCTCAAAAACATCACTCAAGTCATTTGTGGTTCTGCTCAATGATGTGCTTGTTTTTATGCCAAGAACCTTGGTGGTTGATTTTATATCTGAATAGCTTTTAGCTTGGATAGTTGCACCATCTATAATATCCTTCAGGCTTGATCCGAAAACTTGGATGCCGCTATCAATTAGTTTTTTGCTTTTCCCGTACAGGGCAGATGAAATTTTATCAATTACGCCATTAATAAATCCACCGATGTCACCACCTATCGCATCACCAATAACTTTTATTCCCAATCCAATTCCGCCGCCAATAATTGCAGCACCCAAATATGGATTTGCGGTCATGCTACCAGTTGCTGGAGCAGGCGCACCATTGGCAATATTCTTCGCAAAGCCAGCGGCGGTTTGTCCTATGCCGGTGCGAATATCCTGAAGCGTGAAAAGCATTTGATAATTAACATCAAGCACATTTCCATTGACAGAATCAAGATGCTCTATTGATTTTGCTATAGATTGAGAGTGCTTGTTTCCTTCGCCAAGAATTGCAGACAGGCCCTGGTTTGCCTGCTTATATTCAGCGGTAAGCTTTAGGAATTTTTCATCTTGTTTTTTATTCCACAAGCCAACAAGCGCAACAGTAACAGCAGCCGCTGCGGCGTACATTCCGGCTTTTCCGATACCCGCACCCTGGGCAAGTGATGTGCCGCCGCCAGTGAGAGACTGTTGGATATTCAGGATAATTGGCTTAGTGATAGCCTCATGCGCCATTTCGGCGATGGTTTGGAAGAATGCTTTCTTGATGCCATCGAAAACATCCATGGACCCATCAAGCAGACCAACCCAGGCACCAGCAAAGGCGCTATTTATTCTCTCGGCGGCATCCTCACTGAATTTTGCGGCCTCTTTTGTTTCCTCTTCGGTTTTCTTGCGGGCGCGGTCACCTTCGGCATCAAGCGATTCAGCTAGATCCCTCTCCTCAGCCATTTGGTCAAGTCTTTTAGCTTTCACCAGAAGCAATTGAGCCTCTGAGCCAGCAAGCCCGCCATTAACCTTTATCAGTCCGGTTTTAATATCGTACTCGGTTTGCAAGTATTTGCTGGATACATCGAACATGTCGGCCTCGCGCTGCAGGGCCATGGTCATGCTATTTATTGATTCTTTGCGGCGCCTTTCGTCTTCCTCGCGTTTTTTGGCTGCAGCTTCGCGCTCTCTCTCGGATTGCTTTAACAACCTTGCAGACTCTTCTGAGGATTTTTTTATCTCTTTGTCCGAATCTTTTCCGGCCTGTATGGACGCCAGCTTTTGCTCTTTCAATAAATTCAAGCTGATATATTGCTTTTCTGCTTCTCCGGTCAGCCCTTGCTGGGCAGCCTTTTCGCGATAAAGTGCTTCACCCTTAAGATCAATCAGGGCCACCTCATCAGTCAATGATTTTATTTTTTTTGATGAGCCAGTTGGATCCTCAAGAGCTTTTATACTTTGCTCAATTTTTACCTGCTCAAGGCCAAGCTGTACCAATTTTGCTTTATCTTCTAGCCTGGCGTTTGACTTCTCAAAGCTTGGGGCGTTTTCATTAAATGCCCTGTCATATTGTTTTTTATAATCTGCAAGTGCCTGCGATTGAGCGCGTATAGCATCCTGATTTGCCTCAAGAGCCTTCTTTTGTTCGGCCAGCGACAGGGCAACCCCTTTGCCGATTACAAGTTTCTGAGCGTCGGAAAAGTCTTTAAAATCTTTTGTTAATTCTTTGGTAAGGTCGCTAACAGTCTGGACTGCATCGCCAGCGTTCAACAAGGATGGGATAACAGCGCCAGCAATAACACCAGCAAGCGCGGCGGCAAGACCAAGCAGAGGGTGAATCACCGAAAGCAATTGTGAACCCTGCTGTGAAAACACCAGGGAAGCATTGGCTCCACCCTGGAGCTGAACAACGGCATCTTGCAACTGGTATCCCATTTGCTTTGCCATATTTCCGCTGTTCTTCATCGAATCGGCAGCTTTGTCGTTCTTCTTGACAAACTCCCCGCTTTCCTTCCCCGCGGCTCCCATCTTTTTGCCGAGGTTGTCAGTCGAGGTTCCGGCCTTATCCATATGTTCAGCCATATTATCGACAGACGCATTAGCTCTATCGATATCGGTAGTATTGGCCTCGACGTTGTACTGAATAGTGCCTAAATCCACGATACTACCTCTTTTTTTTTGGCTTGCTTATGGGCTGGTGCTTTTGATCTTCTTGCCGTAGTTTTTTGGACTCTTCAATCTCGCGCTTGATATTGTAGGCCTCCATATCATCAACGCCTTTCACCCAGGGTGCAGGGCTTTTTGCTGATATATTTATCTGCCCAACATAGGCGCGGCTTAGATCTCGAATTGTGGAACACTCAAAACCTGAAAGCGGCAATCCTGAACACTCGCGAAACGCATGAATCTCTCTAAAGTCTAGCGCTATCATGCCCATCGCGCCACTCAATCCTGGGCCAATGGTAAGCATGTATTCAATAAGGTATTCGAGCCCCAAGGTTTGCGGCATATCGGGATCAGTGCCGCGAATCTGGCGAACTACATCTATCCGGCTGCTCTTGCTCCCCTCTGGCGCGGTGTTTAGCCACGCCAGGTGCTTTACATAGGTAAAGAGGTGGGGGACAGCCGCTAGATAAAATTTGAGCGTGTGAGGGAGTGCTCAATGGCTTGCTCGGCTGCCCATTTGAATTGCGTGAAGAATTCTTTAACATTTTTTTCGTTAAAGATGTTCTCGCCGCCTGGGAGTTGGATGTGCTGCCAACCGATTGCCAGATTGCAAATCATATCGATAGTATCTGATTCGCTTTCTTCGCTGGTAACGGTCTGGGTGTCGGTAGCCAGGATGCGCGCATTATTGCGCTTATGCGTGCGCGCGGCGTGCTTATTGGAGTCTTTGCCCAGCATCCAAACACCTACCTTTTTCTCTGGATCGCCGCCGGCACCAGTGGCAGGGTCGCAGCCTTCGTGCATACGAACGCCAGAGCCTGGATGCTTAAGGTGAAGAAAGGTGCCTTCATTTGCTTTTTTTGCGGTGTCTAAATTTGAAAAATCCATAGCGTATACCTGTCAGTTAATTTTCCCTGTCAGTTAAAAAAGACACGGCCATGCGCCTGACAGGACACGGGTGGCCGTGGTTCTTGCGAACGCTTTAAATTATGGCGCTTCTTCTTCCAACACATCATTGTCGATTGCAATGTTGGTGGTTTTCATGATGATACTGTCAACGCTACCAACTTCCATTGGCGCAGATGCAACTTGGCCAGTGAAGTAGTGAGCCTTCAAGCCTTTCACATCTACCCAGAAAGCATATGAATCATCATCATCAAGACCGGACAACAGCAAAGCTTGGCCTGGATCACCGCCAACTGTGGTGATGTCGTAAGCATAGGGAACTTCGATTGAGCCGTTGTCATAGCTGCCCTTCCGTTTAATGGTCTGGCGGGTGCCAAGCGGGTTATGGTTAACAATATTGTAAACCTTACCAAAACTTGGGATTGATGTTAATTCTAAAACCTCGGTCCACACCAATGCCTCAAAACCGGCCTTGTCGTATGTCGCAGGCAATGCCGCGCTCACATAGAGTGTTGAACCTGCTGCTGTTTGTGCTGCTGATGCCATGATGGCCTCCAAAAATTATGCTGCTGTTACTTTGCCAGCAATTTTAATTACCGCATCAGCGGTGCCTAGCCCGTTGTCGTCGCCGACTATTGGCAATTTTTTTACATAGCTACGGAACTGAATTTTAGTGCCGTCTGAAAATTGTAGTGTGGATAAAACCTTTAGGCCCACTGCCCGCGCTGACTCCATTACAATCTGACCAGGGTCAGTGAAATCACGCATTAAAAACACGCTAACAGTGCCGAAATCTGGCAGCCCTGGGAAAAACTCACGCTCACCAGTGCCAAGCGGG